ATGAATATCACTACTACACAGATAAAGGCTCTTAGAAAGCTTTTAAGCAAGGAAGACAAAGAAAACATAGCTTTGCACACAGGTAAGAGTAAGAAGACTATAGAGAATATTTTACAGGGTGACAGGTATAATGATCAGGTTGAGGAGCTAGTACTTATAACTGCAAAGCAGAACCTTGCAAAGTACTTTAATATAATTGCTGATATTGAGGCAAAGAACATCAGAACTATATCTGTAGAAGAATACAGAAAGCACAGACAGTCATCTGTATGGTCAAAGGATGAGTTTTATACAAGATACATGGATATATACCTGCGTCTGGTAAGCTTAAAGGTTGAGGATTGTGAGACGTTATGGCAAACGTTGTGGAAAGACTATAAAGACATAATTAAGAAACCTGAATATTGTATTGATTTGTTTGTCAGGCTAATTGGTGTTAACGATGTTGTTGCTACAAGGTTCTATAATAAAGAGGTTAAGATGTTATAAAAAAGGCTCTCACAATGAGAGCCTTTCTTTTAAATAAACGTTAACACTTCTAGGTATATCCGTGCCGGGATGAACAGCAAGAACATCTTTTCTAATGTTGTTTTGTACCAATCTCTCCGGCTGCTCTCAACACCAGACACCTCAACTGTTATTGCAAACTTTTTGTATTGTGCTCCTGCATCATATTTTTGCTGAGAGTTATATCTGCTCTCTGAATTGTGCCTGTTAACATACTCATATTTAATAGTTGCTTTACTGGCACCAATAGCCTCGCAAAGCAATTCTACTGAGCGTGGCGTGCCTGCTTGGCGGGTAATAGTCTGAATCTTTTGAAGGAAAGCACGCAGGCTTATAGCTGACAGATCAGAGGGTAATATCTCACGTGGTATACCAAACATTTGCAACCATAAATCAAGCTTATAGATATCTTTTTCGTTTTGTGGGTCAATCTTCAGGCTTTCAATATTAAGCTGTTTTAAACGGTCATTAAAGACCGAATAAAGAGCATTTGTAAAATCTGTTTTTATACTATCAGGTAACATAATTAATGTGTTGAAATGTTAATAGTTCCTTTGATATAAAACTCACCAACTTTCAGTGTTGGGACGTTTGTAAATGCAAGAGCTGTAACCTGTGATACTCCTCCTGCTTTCAAGAGCTCTTTTTCAAGATCATAAACACCAAAAGAGGAGCTGAATGACTGCGATAGTTTACCAAAATAACTGCTGAGTTGAAAGTTAATATTTTTAAGTAGCTCAGCATCGTCATAACCTAACTGCTTTAAAATAGATACAGAGCCATTAACAGGTACAGTTACAGGTGCTTTAAATGTGATATCATCACCTATTATACCAAATGAGGGATTTAACAGCGTTTGATTTACTTTAAGCTGCACATCACTGTCAGGAACTTTGCCTGATACAATACCGTCAGTCTCTGACTTTTCAAGTATTGTAACTTTTAGCACTCCCGGAGGCAATGTTTTGTCCTCTCTTTTTGACATTATAAAGGCATCAAGAACCTCAGGTATTGCCTTTACCTTGCTCTCATATGCCTGCTTTGTACCATTTACAACAACAGCATACGTCTTTATTATACGGCTACGGTACTGATCATCGGTCTCACCAGTACTGCGGGTATATCCAAAGAGCTCACCCCATCTATCTAGGGCTACACCTGTAGCCGTCTGTACAAAGTTCTGTTGCATAAGCTGCTCCATATCTATACGTATATTAAGCTCTCTGTATGCAAATACATCTGCAAGTATACGTTCTGGTGATACTTCAGATATCTTCTGTCCGTACTTTTGCTCTATATGAGCAACTGTATTTGTTATAATCTTTTCCGGGTCTTTATCAATAAACTCGTGCATAGTACTCTATTTTAGAAGTGTAGATAATTGTTGTTTTAATAATTGCAGTTGAGGTATTGCATCAGGTGATATAGTATCGCCTTTAACTGTTTTAAGACCAGATAACTGATCAATAATTTTATCCAGTACCGTTTTTAGGTCTGTTGATGCTCCTTTTATCTCAATCTTATCTGATACATTGAATTGTGTATTACCTTTTTTAATCTCCACCTTATCAGATACTTTTACTGTTACATCACCCTTTTTAATCTCTACACCTTCAGAACTTTTTATAACCTCTGTGGTATCAGATTTATATATTGTGCCTTCAGTATTGGGTGCTTTATCCTGGTCATTAAACATTGCACCTAAACATACTTTTCTGGCACCAAGGTGGCACGCTACAGACTCACCAACTTTTGGTTTATAATACAATTGCTGTTCTGTAGTATATGGGTACAACATATTGCACTCTATATCACTATCCAAAGCGGGAAAACTGACCACAACAGTAACCTCTTTAACCTCTTTTATCTCTCCAAATTCTATCATTTTGCTATAAGTATTTTAGTTGTATATCCTCCTGATCTTGATATCTCATGCTCTGACTCCTTTATATAGTAGTCATCTGAGAAACGTCCGGCATTTATCAGCCTTAACTTCATACCTGCTCTACAGCCTACATTGCCAACAACAGTAAGTTCTAATTCAAGTTCCTGTTTAGCTATATCTTTCAGCCAGTCCGATGCTGCTTTTTGAGCTGCTGAGTTACTGTCTACCTCTTGCCAGATCACAGCATCACCACCATCATTACTGCTTGTGGCTGTGCCTATGTATGTAGTCTTTTTCTTCTCATCATACCACTTACATGTACACTTGCTGTATTTGCCGTCTGATTTATCGCTGAATGAATAATCAATAACATTATCTAGGTCTATCTCTATATAGTGGCTTGCTTTCTTAATTGAATCAAGGTTATACAGTATAAGATCATTGCCCTCTATCTTAAATATCTTACCTGTTTTGCGTGCCACATACTCCATAAAAGCAATATCTTTCTGTTTCTGCTCTCCGCTGTATGTTCCATCTGTCTCACCTTTAACTGTAAGACCAAGTTCTGAAGCAATATCTTCAGCAATTTTTTTTATTGCTACAGATTTGTGATGCTTAGTTCTTATGGGCTTATTCACGCTATTGCGATTTACAGAAGCTGCGCGAATAGAACAGACATCGCCCGCTGATCTGCTGCCAGTAAGCACAACCTCATATACAAAAAACAGCCCGCAATCAAGTAAAGCTGTATTCTCATATCCCAACTGTGCAGATACCTTATCGGTGCTTTTAGGATACCAGTCATTCATAAAGTTGCGCTGCTCATCTTCAAATGTTAGTTCCAGTTCAGCAGCACGTGACTCTAAAAAGTCTTTAAAAATGATTGATTCTAACAGAGGAGTAAAATCCTTTGTCACATCACTATCATTGTATGTTATTATAAATTCGGGTTGATTGATGACTTGATCCATGGTGCATTATTTAAGGTCTTTTTCTTCTTTTTTACTTTAGGCAATACAATTTCAATTCCTCCATCTATAGCAAATACAGGGTCTTCTTTTACTGAAGGATTTGCCATACGTAAATCAAACACGTGTTCGGATGATCCGTAAGCCATTATACTAATAAGGTGCCACCTGTCGCCTTCTCTGGTAATGTAGTACTGAGTATCATCCTTTTTTCTTATCTCCTTTTTAGGTTGCTTTTTAACCTCCTCAATCTTTCTGTATTCAATAACTTTGCGGGGTATATACTCTGTTATCACTATTGAGATATCAGCAGCGTATAACTTACCTTTAGCATCAGTCTTTTGAACAGTAGTATTAATTGATGATAGTGTATATTTTCCTTTATATCTGCCATCGGCAAACATAAAGTGTTGAGGTTGCTGAGTCTCTAATATCTCATCGAGTAAAGAGAGTATCTGCTCTATATTATGACCTACACCGTAGTGTAATGATAATGTAAGTTTAATCTTTCTTAACTCTTTACCCATGCTTTGAGTTACAGGAGCACCTTTTATAAGCGGGTGTTCCACCTCTGTAGAGTTTACACTCTCATCAAAAGCTGTTAAGCCGTCTGTGTTGGTGAGTTCAATATCACCAAACTTTGCATATATCTTACCTTGCATATGATAATCTTTGCTCTCGTTTTAACTCCTCTTTAACAAGCTTTACAAGCTCGTTTTTTTGATCTTTAAGGAGCTGTAATAAATCTCTTTTACTCTTCTCTGTCATATCACCAGACACATTTATTGTAGGTTGATAGTTTACCTGTACCTCTCTTACCTGCTCAGCAGAGGTGAATGAGTTAGCTGCAATGTTTGTATTCATATTACCAAGCTCAGCAGTATAATCGTACTCACCTATATTTGAGCTGTCAAATTTTGAAATGTCAGGTAGTTGAGGATTCATTTGAGCCTCTTCAGCAGCTTCCTTTGCCTCCTCTTCAGCTAAATGCTTGTCGTAGTTATCACCAATTGATAAAGCTGTATCTTTTGCTTTATCCCACGACTTCTCTAATCGTGCAGAACCTGCCTCTACACCTTTATCAAATCCCTCTGATATTGCATCTCCTGCACCTTCCAGTCCGTCACCTGAAAACAGAGAACCAATGGCATTGCCTATACCTTTAATAAGCTCCCACAGGAACTCAAAAGGAGCTATAATAAAATCAATAATAGACTCACCAAAACCTTTTATAGTATCCCACATTGTATCTAAAACAGCCCGGAACTCAGCAAACTCATTGTAACAGTAGACTACTCCTCCAATCAATGCAGCAATAAGGCTTATTATAATACCTATTGGATTTGCATTCATTGCAACATTTAATGCCCACTGTTTTACTGTTAGAGCTGCTGTAACAACACCCTGTTTCATCATAAGTGCTGTTGTTGCCAGTGTAGCACTACTATATATAGATGATATTGTACTACCTGCTATCATGGCACCATTTTTAAGCCACATAAAAGCAGCTCCTGCTTTTGATACAATACCATGTTTTAATGCTGCACCTACAGCTAACCATGTCTGTTTTCTGAAAAGCTTCAGTATCCTGTTACCTATTAAAAGAGCTCTGTTCTTTGCCCAGATAAACTCGGCAGCTCTTTTCGCGCTAGTGCCAAACAGACGTACTAAACGTGCTGCCTGCCCCACATTATTACGTGCCATTGCTATATTCATTAACCTGAATACACCAAGAAACTTTCTGAATGCACCAACTGTTGATATAACACTCTTTATTAATGTTGTTCCTAATGTTATAACCTTGTATGCACCAATAGCAACAACACCTTTTATAGCAACAGATATTAATGTTTTTACAGCATCACCATTATTCTTTGCATACTTACCGAGTATATCTATATACTTGGTAACATCTTTTATTGCCTGAGTCATTGCAGGCATAGCAGATATACTTAGTTCCGATACGGCTAGTTTAAATTTACCAAGAGCTGTAGAGGCAACACCTGATCCTGTCTGGGCAATCTTCTCAGACATTTTGTAATACAGCCCTCCTTTACTGGTAGCTCTCTGCATTGCATTTGCAACCATATCGGCTGATATTGCTCCTTTACTCATCTCAACTTTAAGCTGTGCCATACTCTTACCAGTGAGAGCAGCAATATCTTTTAGCGGGTTATAGCCACTATTAATCATCTGTAGCAGATCCTGCCCTGATAGTTTACCCGCACTCTGCACCTGTGCAAAAGCAAGCCCCAAACCTGATAATCTCTCTTTATTACCACGTGCAATATCGCCTAACATACTCATATATGGCATTACCTTCTTATGAGCTACACCAAAACCTAATAGTGTTTCAGACACTTTGTAAAGGTCTGTATTGTCGTAAGGTGTTTTATTGGCTTTTGTATTAATTGCAGTTATCATATGGTGAGCCTGTTCAGCCCCCTTCAGCATTACCTCATAACCGACCTGAGTATTTTCAAGACTTGCACCCAGATTAAAGAAACCTTTAGCCATATTAGCAACAAAACCACCTACAGCCAACTGCTTCATAGAGTTAAATTGACGGTTCAGAGCTTGTACACCTGTTGCAGATTGATTAACTTTACGGTTAATATTGCTAAACACACCCCCGGTGTTATTAGCAGCATCGAATATTATTTTTAAACTTAACGTTTCTGACATGACTACATTTTTGTTGTATTTGTTTTCTGGTATTGTGATTTTATACTTTGTCAGTTATCTTTTTAAGATATTGGGCTTATTAGGAAAAGGAGCCAGTCATCTTTTAACAACTCCTGAAGAGATTGAGCAAAAGCGCAAACGCCGTAAACGTAGAAAGCAGAGGAGGATTAACAGGAGGAAAGCTAAATAGCTACTCCTCCTGATCTTGTTTACTCAGCTCGGTGTACCAGTTGAGTTTATCAATCCAGAATGTCAGCTCCTGAACTGACATTTTTTTTACTTCTGTACTGGTAAACCCGCCTTCTTTGACAATGAGGAAAACTGCTTTTGAGACATGATCAAACCCTTTGAGGTTAAAGCCTCCTGTAATTGCAAAAAATCCGCAAAAGGCAGTTTTTTCACCTCCTCGTATGGTATTTGTTGTCCGTCAAAAGTTGCTAATACTGATAAAAGAGCTGCTGTTTGCTCAACCTCTCCGGCTGTTGATCCGGCAAGTTGCGCTGCTCTTATAATATCTTCTACTGTACCTTTTCTTATAACTACCTCTTTGTAGTTTTTTTCATCTTTTGCTACTGTTATTTTCATCTGTTTATAATTGTTTTTTATTTGCCAGATGGAACTCCGCATTATAATCATCCTCGTGTGTGTGAATGACCATTCTCATGCTTCGTTTCATCTTTTATTATTGTTTTAAGTTTTAAATTATCCTCTTACTCTTCCTGTTGGATTACAATCCTGACGTACATTAACTGTTGCTGTTTTTTGCGATGTACGTACAGTAAATTGCCCTGTAAAATTGTAGTCTGTATCGTTGGTTCCTTTAGCCTCTATTACCACGTTTGTACTTCCTATACCTCCTGTTGGAGGGTTAACGGTGTAGAAAAAATCTACACTCTCTACACTCCACGGATGTGATGCCACGATGGTTATATTTGTTTGTGCTCCTATAAGGTGAAACAGACTTACACTATCCGGTGTAATGTCTAGCACATTATGTACATAACCAAGTAAACACCGGGCATCTTTTTTAGCAATAAAATCACTGATACCTGAGCAGTAACGACTATCGAAAATACCGCCCACTTTAGCCTTTACCTCAGCCTCTGTTTTAGCTGATCCGTTTGCATTGTAAAAAATCTCTCTAAAGTCTGTTACACCAAAAAGAGTATATGCATCTTCAAGATAAAAACCACCTGCGCTAAGTGTTGTCATGGTACTATTTTTAACGATTTTACTACTAATCCAGCCATATTATTACCTTGTCCATTGCATAAGTAATATGTAGATATTGGACTGGATGCACCTTTATAATTAATGAACAGTGTTGATTCTGAATAACCAGAACCAATAAAGTTGAACTCATTTACAGAGTTTGTAAGATTATTAACACCTTTCGTTTGTATTGAATAAGCTGAAAATGATTGATTAATGTCACCGTTCTTATCTGCCTTACTTGCCAAACCAGATGTTAACTCTGCTTTTGTTGCTTTACTGGCAAGAGCATTGGCAAGAGCCTGCTCACCTTCAGGGAATGCTTTAAAAGCGTTAATCATCTCAACAAGTGTATTAACAACACCGTCAGGATTCTCCCGCACAAGCATCTCAATATCTGCTACTCTCAGGTTAAGATTACTTGTACGTTTAGCAAGCTCCTTTGCCTGTTTGTTTGAAATACCATCAGCTCCACCCTGCACAGGATCATTCTCCTCTATCTGGTAAACCTCGCTGTTATTCCAGTTTAATGTATCTGCTCCGCTTTCGTCAATCTTACCCATAACTGTTACTGATTAACTTTGAACATGAATAGTTGATCTATAGCACCAATAGCCAGAATGCTATTCCATACATCAACCTCTACTATTTGCAGATCACCTATAGCCTGCTTTAAATAGTATACACTCATTGTGTGCTCAATACCTGATACTTTATCACCCGGCTTAAACGTACCTAAAGGGATACTTTTAAATACACCGTTGATAATACATGTAAGAGGTTCCTGTGTTAACTGCCCACCCGGATTGTATTTCTCTACATTGGCACGTAACACCAAGTTTGTTGCTGTTGTAAGGTTTGCCCCCGCCAACACTTCAGGGTAAAAACTATTCCACTTAAGTTTAGCCTCCATCTTTTCAAGTCCTACGGGAAGCTCAACAGTTGCATACATACCAAGAGCTTTAAACTCTGCCATCTTCTGTTTAATAGTCGGAAGGTTTATCTCTTCCAGTTTACCAAGCAGGTTGACACCATTTATATATACATTTGCGTTTGATATCTTATTAATCATATTAAAGACTTTTTAAAAGGGTTTTAAACGTGCTTAAAAGATGCTTTTAAGCTTATCAATATCTACCACCTGTTCAAAGGTTATTTGCTCCAAACTAGGTGCATATGTGATGATGTTTTTAAAGGATAATTTACCTTTTGCAACCTCTTGCGGTGGGTTATCATCTTTATCTACAATACACTCACCTGCTATTATTACACCTTTACCAACCATATTGCGCAGATGTGCATTTACAGTATCCAGAATAAGGTCAATAACAAGAGGTGTAATTGTCTTATCCGCAAACTTTAACGCTCCTGAAAACAGAGCCTCTGTAATATTCTGCTTAACAGCAGAGCATGATATCATTGCATCGCTTAACTCTGTTGCAGGAAATGCACTTGTCCAGTTTCCCCAAAGCCTGTAACCAGATTTAGCCAGGCGCAGAACTGTAACTATACCCTGAGCATTTAACAGGTTTGTATCTGCTGTAGAGTCTTGCAACGAAGCTGTTATCTTTACACTCATTCCTGTAACGCCAGTTAACTGGTAGTTACTTGGTGAGTTCCAAAAACCTGTTTCTGCATCACGTGCAGCTTTACCTGCTGCCTCAAAAGCAGACAGTGCAAAAGGTTGTTGCTCACTCTCATGCTCATTATAATACATAAGCTCAGGAAAGGTGTAAATAACATTCGTTTTACTCAGGTTATATGTACTGTTTCGCTCTGTTAAAGCTGCTGTTACACTATCAGCAGCAATATCACATATTGCTGTAGCATTAAGCTTTGCAGATATATCATCAAGCTTGTTCATTACAGCAACAACCTGTGAGTATCCCGGTGCAATAATTACATTTGGTTTTAGCCCAAAATCAGTCTCTGCTATATTCAATAACTCAATACCTGCTGTAATTTTAGAGGTAAAGTCTACTGCACTTGGCAGTGTCTTTTTACCTATATTAGATGCCCAGTTACCATGTTCATCTTTTGTCATTTTACCTGAAGTAATAAGAGCCGTTGCCTCAGCAGTTGTAAGAACATTAATTGCAATTACCTTTACTTTTGCATGTGTAAATATTATCTCCAGTGCTCCCGGAAGTGTAAAACCTCCTATGTTATCACCAAACAGCTCTTTTGCCTGCTTCTTTGATGTAACCAGTTTTGCTGAATTGGTATCGCCTTTTGAAGCTGTACCAACAACAGCTATTACCGTATCACCAGATGCAAGGATAACGGGTTTTTCACCCTCTTTTACTGTTATACCGTGTAAGTAACCCATGTTATTAGTTATTAATGGTTAATTCTTTTGTATTTATCAGGTTGCTGTATTTGTAGGTTATAATCACTTTTTTGCGTCCTACACCATCACTTACAACCTCAACCTTTTTAAGGTCTATCTCTTTTATATATGTAGTAACCTGATCTATTACAGATGTCTTAATATCAAGGTCAGATGCACTGTCTAAAAGAGCAGGTGCATCTAAACCAAGATTCTCACGAAAAGGTACAGAGTACATCTGTGTGTTAAATAGTATATCTAACTGCTGCTGTACGTCAGGTTCTCCACTTTGCTTAAACTTCAGAGTAGCCATCTTTTATAGTATTTATTTCTGAGTTTATAAACTTCCACTTCTGCCCGAACTGCCACACTCCGTTGTTCTCATCTAAAAACCGCTCATCGTTAAACTCTAAAGGCTTTGCACTCTCTGCCACCTGAGCACCCTGTAATGTCTCATATGCTTTATTCAGGGCTGTATATATTCCTTTATCGCCTCTTAGATTCCTGTAGACAAATACTATCTCAAATATGTACTCCTGCCTGATCAGTGTACCTGCCAGATCAGTCTCTTTTGGAGCCCGTCCTGCGTAACGTACCAGAACCTCACCAACAGCAGACTGTAAAAAGTACTTGTTCGGGTTTTGAGGGTACGCTTTCACTGATCCGTTAACAACATCCTTTAAAGTATCTATTATAGTATCCTCAAAATCCTGAATCATCGGAATACCCTTTTAAGTATAAACAGTGTGCTTATAGAAGCAATGATTATAAAGAGTATAAACCACTCATTACGCCACCATGGTTTTGTGATGGTTTTTGTCTCTTTATACTCCTTTATCTGCTCTTTTAGCACCTCTATCTGTTTAAGATATACAGTGGTATCAATTTTAACCTCTTTAGCCTGTAGCTCTAAATATGGCTTGTTGTTCTTTACTCCGGCTGTAGCCTTTGCAAACTCATTTTCAAGAATCAGAGGAGGTGTATTTATTATGTTCTCACGATCTTTATATATAATAATCGTATCACCTTTTTGTATTAATGTATCTGTATGCTGTATAACCTTTGTAATATGAACAGGTACATGTTTTACAAGTGTATCAACTCTTATAGTCTCCTTAGTTTGTACATTGGTACTGCGTGATGTTGCGCAGCTTGACATCATCATGGTACCAGTAAGCAGCAATATCACTACTGGTACATTTGATTTACCTTTAAAATTCTCTTTAATCTTATCTTTAGCAAAAAACAGAGGCATTGCAGAGGCAAAGAAAGCTGCTAAACCTGTAAGTGTTGCCTTATCAAAGAATACAAGAACAAAGCCTGTTAATATTAGTACTGCTCCCAGTAGTGTAGTTTTCCAGTTTTTGAATATACGATCTGTCATTATACTTATTTTAAAAGGTTTATATTCTGTTTAATCTTCTGTATTGCAGTAATCTGCTTTTTGGATATGCTTGTATACATACCTGATTGCTCTGATTGCCACCCAGTACGTATACATTGTTACTATCCTCATTTATATAGATTGCCACATGTCCGTATGCACTGTGTCTGCCTTTACGCCAGAACACCGCTATATCTCCAATCTGAGGAGTTGATACCTCTACGCCTGCATTTAACCAGGAACGTGCATTTAACTTTGCTGTGTACTCATATCCTGACTGCTTTGCAACCCAGTTAACAAACGCCGAGCACCATGCCGTCTCATCGTCTTTAACCCATGAGTGACCGATCTCTGAGAAATATTTTACTACCTGAGGGTTATCTACTGATCCGGGTATCTCTTTGATACCATACTGACTAAGAGCCAGTTTTACCATGTCGTTATTCATTGCTTCTCTTTTAGTTTATTTCTATTTACCATTATTGAGTATATACCCGCTATTATGGCTACAAGTGTTGCAGTTATAGAGAGTATTGTATGTACATCCTGCCAGCTTATGCCTGCACCTATAGCAGATATTATTGCACTTATTATATCCTTATTTGTCATTTTAAATAGCCTGTAAATCCTGCACCAAATTTGCGTGATGAGGTAGTGTATTTTATTCTTGATTTTTTTACCGGGTTATCTGTTTGCGACTCTTCAGGCATTTTAAGTACAAGGCTTCTGCTCTTTATCTTCTCTAATGTCTTTAATGATCCCTTATACAGAGCTACAATATTATCCGGTATATTTGCTTCATCCCGTTTCTTGTAAAAGCGGAATTTCATTATATCACAGGTCAGAACTGTTACTATTCTGTCAGGTTCTTGCAGAGGTAGCGGGTAAACCCCTCTCAGATACAACTCTATTTCACTAACAGCATCTTTGTTTATATCCTCTATTGCCTTATTGTCTGTTGTACCATCCTCATTGGTGCAATAAACCTCAAAAAACTCATTACCTACATGCGTTTTAAACCCCTGCTCTGTTGTATAAATCATATCCACTTATGTTTTTTATATTCTTACTCTGTATCGTATACCGTTTAATACCCGTTTAAAAGCGTTCAAAACCGTTTAAAAAAGAATACGTTTAGTGTATCTCCTTTTGTTGTGAGTTATCGTCTGTATGGCTCTTTTTTGGTTTATCAGATTGATATCTCTTAACTGCCTCTTTAAGCTCCTTATCAGACATGTTAAAATTCATCTCCTCTGCAACACTTCTGGCAGCTTGCTCAGCCGTTACCTTATCGGTAACAACTGAGCGATTTAACCCTAAAACAATTATGTCTATTCTGCCCATAACCTTAAATCTTAATACCTGCCAGACGTGATACTGCTTCATCTCTGAACAGTGCAGAGTCGGCAATGAGTTCTACCATTGTCTCATAGAAGTTACTTACTCGTGAAGGATCATATACCTTAAAACCATCCTCAGTAGTAAGGAAACTTAAACCCGCCTCCTCTTCAAAAGAGGTGCAGTATAGAGAGGCACAATCGTTTGAGGTTCCGCACGATTCTGCAAATGGTATAATAGTGTCTCCTGAATCCTCAATATTGATAAGAGGTATATTGTTATATAGCACAATAGGCTTCCCGAAAGAGTCTTTTGTATGTTTGATATACTCTCTTGCAATTGTGCCAAGTCTCGCAATGGTCTTACCATTACCGATAACCACCTTATTTATACCTTTTGTTGTTGCTATTATATAATCAATAGCCTCTAAAAACGCCTGTTGTGAACTCTTTGCATCATCACTATTACCTGTAAGAACCTGCATACCATTAGTAGCCAATTTGGTTGTCTGAGAAGCTTTTGCCATAACTCCTAAACCTCTAAAAGCTTCAGAGTCTTTGGAAGGATCACCAGATATCAGTAGTTTATGAAAGCGTGTTGCTATTCCCGGTGCTGTACGTAGCAGTTGAGACATTGTCTCTGAGGCGATGTCAAAGCCCATACGCTCTCTTGCAACATCTATTTTTACTGTATCACCAATAAATTTACGTGTTGCTGTTACCCATTCAGGTTTACCAATCTTCTCAGGATATTTGTTATCAAGATTACGACTGGAAGCTGTAAAAGCTCCTTGCTGTTTTCTACCTGTTGAACTATCTCCGGGCTTAGAATAGAACTGCACATGATTGCGCAGTAGCGGAGAATATTCTAAAACCCTGTCTAATACCTCCTTTGTTGTTGCATCGTTTGCTGCTATTTGTTGTAGTAACATACTTATATATTATTAAAGGTTTGAAAATTTATCTCTTAGCTCATCTACACCCGATGTGCCCTCATCACCATCTCCTTTAGAGAATTGTGTTACACTGCCCTGTATTACCTTTTTTGAAGGTTTTGCTACAAGAGACTTTAATACTGCTGAGAACTCATTTATAGCCGTTTTCTTTACCGTCTCGCCCTCTTTCTCAAACTCTAAAGGCTCTTTTACTCCTGCCAGAACTTTTGCTATTCTGAGCACCTGAGCAAAGTCAACTTTACCTTTGTACTCCTCCTTTGAGAACTCCTCTTTAAAGGCATCTACCTTCTCTTTTTGAGCATCTTCATGTGCCTGTTTCTCCTTCTTGTCAAGTTTCTCCTGTAGCTCTTTGTTTTTTGCTTCAAGCTCTTTCTCTTTTTCCGTCATCTTCTTATCCGGTTTTTGATTGTTATTATTATTAATGTTGTTATTGCCGTTTACCACACTCTGCAAAAAGTCCAGTACTGTATCTACCATAGATGGCTCTTTGAATGAGAAGTCATTAACAGCATTAAAAAAGAGTTCACCCTCTTCTGAGAACTCCTGATATGCATTCTCCTCTACAGCAGGATTCTTTACCATGCCTATATGCGTTATTGCTCCATCTTTAAGGCGTACACTGATCTTGTCTCGCTTAAGCTCTTTTAAAGCATCAATACTCTCTTCGCTAAACTCTGCATCAGCTCTCTCAAAGCCTATGCTTTTTTTACCTTTCTCATCGTACAGCTTTAGTGCTGTCTTTTTTACCCACCCAACAACAGGCAGATCATTTTTAGGATGCCCCAGTACAACTGGTATCTTCTCTATATTTCCGGTAGTAGTCTTATTATATATACCATCAATATTGTCATTACTGAAGGTTAAACCTTTATGTGTACCAGAGGTAAATAGTCGTAAAATCATATCTGTGTTTTTTATTGATTTCGATATCCAAAAGTATACAGTATTATATTGTCTCTTTCTTCAATAATACACTAAAATAGAGCTTCGTACAGGGGTATATTTGCAATAGTTAAAAACAGATTCAATGAGTAAAAAAACACTATATCACGACAAGGCAAAAACCCACTATGTTGAGGATCAACTTACATATGAAGATGTTGCAACTCAGGTACCTGTAAGTGTCCGTACTCTTATAAAATGGGGTAAAGAGGGTAACTGGGAGGTGGAAAGAGAGCAGTACAGTATGTTTAAAGCCGATCAGAAAGAGAGGGTTAAACGTATTATCAATAGGCTTGGAAAATCAATTGAGGATGCTCTGGAAGAGAACAAAAAGGTAAGCCCTCAAACCCTTAATAACTACGATAAACTCAATAAGTTATATTTTAAATTCGCAGAAGAGGAGAGAAAAGAGGAGCCTAAGGAAGCTGACGGAGACAAAGGAGATGTATCAGATAGTACCATAAAGGCATTTGAAAACATGTTTGGTAAAAAGTTATGAGAAAACGTATTAGTAAGAATATTGATTATGCGAAATTTGGCTTTCTCCCTTATCAGGTCAGATGGTTAGAGGATGAGAGCAAAATAAAGATATATGAAAAGAGCAGGCGTATAGGTATTACCTATGCACAATCATTTGAAGACGTTATTGATGCAGGTGTATATGGCATGTATGATGTATGGTTTAGCTCAAATAACGATCTTAACGCTCGTGAATATATAAGATACTGTAAAAGCTATGCATCAACACTAGACCTCATAATAAAGGATGTAACCGGTGAAACTGTTACAGAGGATGCAAAAACATACTGTATTGAATTTAAGAATGGTTGCAGAATAACTGCTGTGTCATCATCTCCTGAACAGCTCCATGGTAAAGGTGGTAAGATGGTGCTTGATGAGTTCGCCAGAAGGGAGGATGAAGCTGAAACATGGGAAGCTGCATCGCCCGCTGCACTGATCTGGGATTATCCTATAAGAATCATATCTACTCATAAAGGAAAGAACAGTATGTTCTATGCCTTTCTAAAGAAGGTCAGAAAGGGTCTGGTACGATGGAGCCACCACAAAACAACATTTACAGAGGCTGTTGCACAAGGATTAGCCGACAAGGTAAAAGACAGAGCTTTAAACGATACAGAGAGACAGGAGTATATTGATACTGTTAAAGAGGAGGTTGCAGATGATACGATTTGGGATCAACAATTCATGTGCGAAGCAGCAGACGAGAGCGAAACTTTTATACCGTATGCTCTATTAGAGGCTAATGCAAGCACTGAGTTACTGGCATTCTGTGATCTTAAAGATTGTAAAACACTGTATGCCGGACTTGATATTGGTCGATTTAAGAACCTGTCACTATTATGGGTAATAGAGCAGGTTAGCAGCGTGCACTATATAACACGCTTTATTAGACCTATTGAGGGTACTGATTTTCCGAGACAAGAGGAGATAATAAACCCTTTTGCATCGTTACCAAATATGCGCAGAATTTGCATTGATCAGACAGGTATGGGAATTGGTTTAACAGACTACCTTCAGCTCAGACATGGAAAGTCAAAGATTGAAGGGGTAACATTTACAGGCCCGGTTAAGGAGTCAATGGCTTTCAGAGTTAAGAAATGGTTAGAGGATCATATATTTAATGTACCGGATGATCAGACAATACATGATGATTTTCACAGTGTAAAAAAAGAGGTTACTACAGCGGGTAATATTCGTCTTAAAGCAGATACTAATAATAAGACAAACTCACATGCTGACTGGTTTTGGGGTGCTGCTTTGGCTTGTGAGGCAGCAAGCAGTAAGCCTTATAATAAACCAAAGGTTACAACCCGCAAGGCAAAATTAAAAGGTCGTTTAAATAAGCTTTTAAAAGGATTTCAAAAATGATAGAGGTTAGAATAGACAATATTGATAGCGTTATTAAGCAGCTTAAAGAGAAACAGATATTAATAAGTAAAGCTGAGAATAACAGACAATTCAGACGCTCAACAGGTCAACTGCTTGTGTCACGAGCAAAGTTGAATATAGAGAACTCTACAGCAGGAAACATACCATATAAACCGCTTGCAAACAGTACCAGAAAACAGAAAATAAGACAAGGGTATACAGATAAGCCATTGGAGAGAACAGGGCTACTTAAAAGCTCTCTGAACTTTGAGACAAATTCAGGGCTGTATATAACAGCTATGAATTACCTGAAGTATCATCAGAGTGATGAACCAAGAACAAAGCTACCACAACGTAAAGCCATAGCAATTACAACAGCAGATGGCAGACAGATAGAGAAATATTTAATCAGAGCAATCAAAGGGTAAGAAAATGAAGACAATAAACGAATCGGTAACGCTTAAGCATAAGCTTACCAAAGCATTAAATATACTGCCTAATCCTTCAGAAGTACTGAAGAGTAAAAAGGCTGTTATAAATCTGTTTAAAAAGACTGAAAAACACCCCGATATATACCCCGAAGTACAGGGTTATAAAGATGGTATATGTAAACTTATACCAAAGGTTACAGGTAAAGGTACCGAGTTATTCAGTGAGATACTATCAGAGTTTAATCTGCGTGAATTTATGCGTGGTGTACTCGCTGCACGTGACTACGGTTATGCGGTGTTGGAGATTACAGAGTACAAGGAGTATAAAGGCAAAACAATACCTGCAAAAATAGAGCTTGCACCTACTGAGATGTTTGGTTTTGATAGTGACCGCAAACTGAGAATATACAGCACCAAAGCAAAGCAGGGGCTTATTGTAGAGGATGAATACCCTAATAAGTTTATATGTATACAGAATGAGCCTACTCTTGAAAATCCATACGGTACAGGGTTATTAGATGTTGCATATTGGCTTGCAGTTGGTCTTAATGGTAACTTTGAGTTTATGCTAACCTTTGCCGAAGATGACGGAAGAGACAAGCTACTGGGTAAACACTCACCCGATGCGACGGATGATGAGATTGATGATTTGATGGATATGCTTGTAAGGTTGCGTAACGATTCTGTTGCTGCAATTCCTGAGAATATGGCTGTTGATAAGATTGAGAATAAGAACCGGGGCTCATCAACAGGACTATACAAAGATGTGAACGAGATGCTGCTACGAAAGATCACTAAACTTTATAGTGGTACTGATCTTACAATGCAGGTACAGGGTAAAGGAGGCTATAGCAGTAGTAAAACAGGCGTACAGATTAAGGGTGATGCTCTCTCTACAGGGCAGTTACTTGTAAAAGATGCTATTTTAAAAGTGTTTGAAATAGTAGCTGATCTGAACAGTATAACCATACCTGAAGACTTAGAGTTTACACTTGTTAAACCCCGTATTGTAACAAAGGAAGAGGCTGAGATAGATCAGATATACTTTAAAATGGGTATGAGACCTAATGCGGAGTTCTTTAAATCAAGAGGCTACCCGGAGGAGCATTTTACTATTGCTGAAGTTCAGGAAAGCACGCAGTTTAGTACTATCGATGATTTTGAGCTAAGCAGCAAAGAGTATACTCTTTTGCAGTCGTTTGACGGATACCGGAAAAGCATTAAAAAAAAAGATTAAATGCCCCTAATCAGAGCTTTATAAAAGAGCTATCAGATACGCTGTTTTTACAGAACTACAAAGCATACAGGGCAGGACATAGCTCTGTAAAGACAGCTACAAATAACTTCAGTAACTCTGACTTCTCAGATATTATACAGCTAATGGATGGAGCTGTATCAGCAACTCAATGGTTCCGCTTTCAGACATTCACCTCAGCAGTTATTGAAGATTCAAAACTCAGATTACGCATTAAAGCTGCTTTAAAAGGCAGTTTAAAACGTGGAGAGGGTTATCTCTCTTTCAGAAAAATTGTTGATTCTGAGTTTGAAAAAGCAGGGTTATCACCTTTAGCAAATCACCGTGTATCGGTTATATACAGAACAAATACCGCCAATGCTTTTGCAGCGGGTCAGATGGTCAGGCTCGCAGAGGTTGCAGAAGATTTCCCATTCTGGCAATATGTTGCAATTAAAGATACAAGAACCCGGGAGGATCACGCCAAGATGCATGGTAAGATTTTCCGTGTTGGTGACTATGAGTATTACCCTCCTATAGGCTTTGGATGCCGATGTACTGCTGTAGCACTAACAGCAGAGATGGCAGGTAAAGACTGGAAAAAACACACCTTAAGTAAGTCTCACAGAAAGGTTATGAATAGCAGATTACAGAATGCTGAATTTATAGGCAATAAGTTTGAGAACTATATTAAGTGGGTTGCTAAGGAGTATGATAATATTGATACAGGGGCACAACAGTTAGTGACAAAGCAGCTTAAACAGCTAGAGAGATTACTACAAAGAAAAAAGCCCCAATAACGGGGCTTTTGCTACTTATTTAATATGCATATCTGATCTTCCTCTATTTTCCACTCTTTGCACTCTTCGCAACAAAGAGGAGTACCATTGTGATAATAATCTTTATTTATACATATCTCATCACACAACGCACATCTGTCCAGTGGCTCCTTAATAGTCCAACTGTATATCTGAAAAGCTCTAAAAAAGAGTAGTGTCATTCTCAGGTTTAATATCAGCCCTCTGTTTTTATGATCTTTGGATACTCCTATATGAAAAAGAGCTATTGAAAAGCTGCTGTAATGCTTTTTCTTAAATTGGGTAAACGATATACTTAATATTGATATACGGGTACTTGTAAAATCGTTAATACCTATCTCAAAAGGCTCTATTGTTATGCCTCTTAAATCCTTTATTTTATTGATTATCTCTCTCATTGTGTCTGTTTAATTGATTATTACTCTCTGCACATCTCTGTACAGTACATTGATTTACCATTACAGTCTTCTGTATATACCATATCAGAACAGTTATTACGATCTAAACATTCTATCATAGCCACTGCAACGGCAGCTACCTGTATAAGCTCCTCTCTGTAGTTTTTAAGCTCTACTGTACATGTTTTAGTACCTCTGAAATGAGCCTCTAAAGCTTCTTTACTTACCTCTCCAACCTCTTCGGTTAGAATTGAAACCCACTCAACAGGGCTGTGGTTTTGAATGCCCCATTTAGCATCTTGTTTTAGTCGTTCCTGCTCAACCTCTTTGAAAATAGTATTCATATTGGTTAGTTTTTAAGATTATCTATTACCTGAATTATCTCTTTGCCTGCATATTTCAGCTTATCTAAACGCCTGTTTAGCTGTGCTTCTGTATTGGCAAAGTATACACTGCGTTTTGTCTTTATCAGGTATCTGTACTGTTGGGGTTGTGGGCTCTCAATATTCTTTCTCTTTAGTTGAGCCCTTGCAATTATAGCCTGCTCTTTGGCTGTGTAAATTGTGTTGTCTCTGTTTCTACTCATCACTATTATTGTTTAGTTGTAATTGATTTTCAATTTCTTCTACAAGTATCACTTTGTGCGGTATCTCTTTACACTCTTTTAGTGCGTAGTTTACAGTTGTTCTGTGCCTGTTTATGATCTTTGCAACCTTATTTATGTGTAGTCCGCAAAGCTCAACAGCACAGTATGCAAATACCTGACGATATACTGATATCTCAGCACTGTTATCAGGGCTTTTCAGTTGCTCTTTTGTTACTTGGTAGGTGTGATTCATAACCTGATATAATCGGTCTAATGAGTTAGGTTTTTTAGGTATTATTACAGGTATTTTACCCTCTTGCAGGGTTGCCGTTATAATGGCTTTTAGCACATTAAAATCACGGGTAGTTGTGAATATTTCTACAAACATGTTACTATTGGTTTTTGGTGATATTCTTAATGATTAACCAGTGACAGGATCATTCTCCAGAGAGTTCTTTATCAAAGTTCTCAACTCATTCTTATAATTCACTAAAAAATCTTTCAGCACCTGATCAGATTTATGATCTATTGCTGGATGAGTTGAAAGAACTTGTGATAAAATATCTCTTATTAAAGCAGTAACCTTATCAATAGGCTCTTTGCTGAGGTCTGCTTTTAAGGTTATCCTCTTCTTTCTTTTTACATCTTCTATTATAATATCCATATATATAAGTATTAATTAAATTGTGCCCCGACCTGTTCCGATGTTAAGATGTACTGCTAATGCACGGGGCTATGTGGTTAAACCTCTGTCATTCCAAGAGGTATATTTTCCCATTTACCCTCTTTATTCTTTTGCTGTGCTATTACATATTGCTTGGTTCTGCCCAGACGGTGTGCAGATCTGATTACGGCAACACTGTTTATAAACTCATTATTACCTGATTCATCGGCAAGTTTACTTAATGACAGTACTTTTGAAGCCTTTAAATTGCCTTGCTTATCCTTAGCAAGTAACTGTAGTACAACATTGATTAATTGACTGCTTTTGGGGCTGTCTGCTAAGCTGTTCAGATAGTCTTTAACACCTTGTATTCCCTCCTCTGCTGTATCATCGTAAGTATCTATAACATGATAGCCTAAAATGATACGTTTTGTACTATCAGCATTTGTAAAGGTGTGTGAGTTCTGGCTACTCTTTGTCTTGAATAACTCTTGTTTCATATCCATAGCTGCACTAAATGTGTCATATATCTCTCTTTTTAGTGTGCCAAGCATATCAGAAGCTTTTATAAGCAACGGAAAATAATCTGTTACAGTTGAGTCAATAAGCTCTTTATACGAATCTATTTCACCGTTGAGCTTTTGCTGATCTTTTAAAGCTTCCTGAGCAAGTTTTTTGCGTTGCTCAGGGCTTAAATCATTAAGATTTACTGTTTTCATATATCTATTTATTAAGTAATTGATTAATTGTCTCTTTATCATTAAAAGGCTTTGATGTGGCAAATGCACTGATTCGCTTACGCAATACATCATCAAATAGCCTTTGAGCATTGTGCTCTTTTCCGGCATATGATACAACCGGAACAGCAACTGTGTGATAGTCATCTTTTGAATGAGTAGAGAATACCGGACGTTCCTCAGAGCCTTCGGTTACTTCAAAGCCAAACCTCTCAAAGTACTCCTTTACCTCTGTGTCTGTATAGTGATATTGGAAGATCATATTTTTATGGGTTTTGTGATGGTTATATACCATCTGGTTTTAATACACTTAAGGGTTATTGTGTAAGGGAGCAGATCAAGCACCCTTAAAATACGCCCAACCTTGTTGGTACTGTATTTAGTTACATTGATTTTCATTGTTAAAACAGTGTTTGTTGTTCATACTCTGTGTTCTCTGTCTCCGCTGCTTTGTCTGAGCCTCTTACAGCTTTATATACCCTCGATACTGATACATGAGCCATTACGGCAGTTTGCTTTGCATTCTTGTAACACACTTCATAATAGAAGTACTTTATTGTATTGCTATCCGGTTTAGGTATGTACAAATTCATCCCGCCCAGATGAACCATTAGTTTGCGGGCTTTCTCTTCGCCTATTACACTTGCAATAAGTGACATATCACCCGATAGAGGGTATTTGCTTTCAGACATGTTAGTTGTTTTTGTTGTTTATCATCTTTTGTATGATTTGTATACATAAGTGCGCCTGTCTGGGGGTAAGCGCTTCCGGCTTTTCTACTTTAAACCGTACTGAGAGAAATGATGACAGGTGTTTATCTCCATCCTGCATCTTTGAATAGTCTATCTTTGCCCAATCAGTTTTGATTTTCCATATCTGACGTACAGAAGCTCTCTGCGGTAACTCTGCTCTCATAGCATCAATAAAAGCTAGTTTTTGCGATTCTGTGAGCTCTTTGCAACTTGTTACACCATAGCTGCCTTCTAAAGCTGAACGATATATATCATCGCTCCAACCAAGCTGCTTTTTAAGTGTATGTATGCGTTTTATCTTGTCACTATATGCCATATGATTATGCGTATTGCTGTGCTCTGCCTAAATGCTTTGCTACAGTGTTTACTATCTGACCAAATTTGCTGTCTGAGTATTCTACATGGTTGATCTTTGCAACTCTCATACTCTCACGAACAACTATCTTTAAATCACGTCCTATACCACCACAGGCAGTAAAGAAGGTATCAAAGTTCATATCTGTATCAAATACAGTCTTTACAAGCTGCTTTATATCCTCTTTTTTAAGTGTTTCAAGGTGTAAAGGGAGCGATAACCTGTTGTACAGGTATGCATAATCTCTCTGGTTAGATTTCAGCTCTCTGTAAAAGCGTGGGTGTCCTACCATCAGCACGCCACAACCAGTAAAATCATGTACACGGCGTATTGTATCAATAGTAGAAAAGCTCAGGTGCTCTGCTTCATCAATTGCTATAAGACGATGTGAGTCAATAAGATTATCTGTTACACGGTCAAAAAGTACTGAATATGTACCTTTTGTATCAACACCAAGCTGACGGCATATCTGACGTAGTATTGTTTGTTTGTTCATTCCCTGATAACACTCTACCAAGATCATTCCTGTACGTTGCTCCTGTATATGTTTCAGAGCTGTTGTTTTACCTATACCAGACAGACCTGTTACTACACGCATCTCACCTCTGTGCTCTGCCAGATCGGCATCCTCTTCTATTTTCAGATATACAGAGGTCTCACAGAACTCGAAATCATTTGCAAAGGTGTTTCTATCCTCCTGAGCCACTTTCTGACCTTCAAGAAAAGCAGATACAGCTTTATCAATCTTTGATACATCGCCTTTGTATTTGCCATTTAACCAGCTGGACAATGCCCCGCCGGATAGTGCAAGTTTCTGTGCTACTTTTGTTTGGCTCCAACTATTGTTAGATGATAACCAACTCTTTAATTCATGCTGTAAATTACTCATGTTTAAGATGTTTAATGATTATTAATTGTTGTAAAGTTTAAAATCAAACTCCTCCTCGTTATGGTGCAGCTCCTTTTCGGCTGTTTTTACCGATTTCTGAGGCTGTTTTTTGCGTTTCTTATCGCTTATACCCATAACTGCATTCATTGAGCTGTGAAGCTCTTTTTCGGCATCTTTTATTACCTTATTGGCTGCTGCCAGTTTCTGCCTGTCTGCATCAGAACCAAGTACAGCCATAGCGTGTACATTTTGTCCGGCATATTGTTTTGCAGTACAGAAGAATGTACCATCTGAGTTGTATACATGTATCTTATCAGGGCGCATGGGGTCAAAGCGCACGATAAAATTCCAATCCTCATGTTTACTTAGTTGGTACATATCCGGGTGCAGGTACCAGATACCATTTATTTTAATTCCGTTACGCTGCAAACGCTTTACAACGGTACGTTGCAGCATATAATCGGTAGTTTGCTCTGTAATATGTCGGCTGCTGTAGTTATCCCAACCAAGCTGCTGTATATGGCTTATTGCAATATTTGCAGGCGTTGAACCATTAAGCCATTTACCATTACCTATGCGGTTATTGTAGATATTTACCCATGCAGATATCATGTCATAAGTCTCATAAAGCGTTGGTGCTCCATGTTCACCTACCATTATCTCATGCAGTTTGCGGGCAAACTTCTCATTACGCATCATATATGCAGGCTTATCAGCAATACTGTTACCCACATATGTAGGAGATAGTTTCTCCATCTCGTCCCAGTCACGGAACATACGCTCAATGATCTTTGTACGTGCATTATATGGCTGTGCATATACAACATGTTCAAGACCATATGCTCTCATTCGAACAAAAAGCCCGTCAAGATCATGCTCTAAGTCAGCTTTTTGGTTGAAAAACTTGTTCTTAAACGCACGTCCGTTATCCATATACAGCGTTTTTGGCACCAGTGCACCATCAACACCACATACATTTGCAGCACCTATAAGAGCATTGCGAAACGCAGAGAGCACATTTGTTGTATTCTCAGTTATCATAATCTCAAAGCCCATAACCATTAATGTGCGCATATCAACCCATGCTATAAGGGTAGGACGTACCAGTTTATTTGGGTCGTCAGGATGTTGTATTGTAAAGTTTAATTTATGACCATCAGCTACCCATGCATCCATAAAATTTATTGACATAGGGTCTTTTTCGATATATGGGAGCCATCCGTCTTTTGCCGCTTTTACGCCTTTTCTTATTGCTGTAACAGTTACACCATTACGCTTAACATAATCGTTCAAAAAACGGCGCATTTTAGCATCACTGGGAACATCTAAACCCTGTTGCTCCATTAGTGATACAGCCCAACGGATAGATTGGCTCAGTTTTGGTGCATTCGGATGTACATACATGCGCACAAGTATCTCCTCATGTTGACGTTTTAAAGAGGCACTTTTGCTTTTTCGCTGTTTTGAAGGTGCCAGAGCATCAATATTGTAGTTATTGTCCTCTAAAAGTTTCATCCATCTGTATATACTCTTATCTGATATCTTTCCTGATAGTATCTCATATTCGTTTTTTAGCCCACCACCGTTATGTAACAGATATACAAACTCATCTATTGCTATACCTCGCTTTGGCTTGTCTGCTATAAACCTGTTGCACTCCTTTATTATGTTGTATTTAGCCATTGCAACCTCTAATTGCTTTGTGCTAAGCTCCTCATATTGTGTTGGTGCTAAATCCTTAACATCTGAGCGTATTATCTTATCGCCCTGAACCTCTATACCTATAGGAAGCTCTACACGCTGTAAAAGCTCCTCTTTAGATGGTAATTTGCTCTTGCTGCGTTCTGGTATTGTGTCAAAATCAATCCATACACTGCGCTTATTACCATCTAAACCTTTACGGTGTGCCCATGATGAACGACCATTACGATTGTTATCTAGCCCTTTGTTTATAGCATTTATACTAATAGACTCTTTCAGGTTGTCTATGTTTATAAATAGCTTATCATCAATAATTCTCATAACTCATGATGTTTTGAGCCCCGATCTGTTCCGATGTTAAGATTTACTGCTAATGCACGGGGCAGTGTGGTTTACTGCTGCTCAGAGGCAAATTTTTGGTTAAATTGTTCTTTACGTTTCTCTGCCAATAACTCTGCTACAGTGAGGATTGTAGAGCGTTTTGATGGTCGGCTGAGTGCTCTGCTTACAGATTGAGGCAGACACTTGCATACACGGGCAATAAGCTTGTTATCACCATGTTTTAGCCATTGTTTTATCTCTTCCTGTTTCATGTTAATTTATGGTATTACGTTTATTTGTTTATATTTCGGTTATAATTGTTACTTTTGGATAACTTTTAAACAAATATAAAACGTAAACACGATATATACAACGCAATTGCGTTATTATTTTATGGATTTTAAAACTCGAATTAGATATCTTATTGACAATCTGTGTGATGGGAATAAAAAAAAATTCTCAATTGCTACAGAAATACCATACACTTCTGTATCTGAATATCATTCAGGAAAGAAAACTGACCCTAAACTATCATTAATAATTAAAATATTAAATACGTATAAAAACGTAAACGCGTTATGGTTGATTACCGGTAAAGGAGAAATTGAGGGAAAAGATACAATGAAAAGTACAATTTCAACTACAACGAAACAAAATGACAGTTCTAACGATGATAAGGATAAAGTAATTGAATTGCTTTTAGAGCAAATAACTGAATTAAAACAAGATAAAGAAGATTTAAAACGGATAAACAACCACTTATTAGGCATAAGTAACGCTGATAATCAGGGGAATAAAGATAATGAGAGTACCGGGCTTAGTAAAGAATCCGCTTAA